CATAAGTCCTGATAACCCACAAGGTAATACTGAGTACTACCTGGTAACCGTTCCGGGATTCTCTGAACCGCTGTATGGTTCTCTTGATGAGAATAAGGCTATTGAGAGGTTCAGACACATTCAGGAGATAGGCTATAAGGCTTACTTGGAGGAGATAAAGATAAGTACAGAGGTATTGATGTCTGAGGATTTCAACTATCCAGAGCTTGTCGAAGCATTAGAGAAGAACGAAGCAAATGCTACAGTAATAGGAGACAATGACAATGATAAGGAGGTAGAAGATGGAAACAGTTGAAAATAAGACAAATTACGAAATATCAAATGAGGCGCTAGACAAGTTACAGAAGGACATGTCAGAGATTAAAGTCGCCTTACTTGGTAATGAGTATAACCCTCAGGGAGCTTTAGTTAAAATAGCAGAACATGAGGTAGCTATTGCCGTAATTGAAAAAAGAATTAACAAAGCTGTTTGGACTGCCATAGGGGCAGGAACAGGCGCAGGCGGTATAATTAGTATCGCCTATAAGTTTTTAGTAGGACTAACAATTTAACTAAATGGTAGATAGCCTTTATACTTATTGTACGGACATCCTCACTGGGGAGATACCTTCTGGCCTTCATACAAAGAATGCCGTGAAACGCTTTAACAAAGACTTGGCTCTTGCTAAAGACAGTTTGAATGGGTGGTATTTTGATGAGGATGCTGTACAAAAGGTTATTGATTTTATAGCTCAGTTAAAGCATTTTGCCGGTAAGTATAATGATAAAAATTTTATACTACAGCCGTGGCAAGTTTTTATAGTAGCTAATTTATACGGTTTTATCAATAGAGATGGCACTAGGAGATTTCAGACAGCCTATTTAGAGATGGCCAGAAAACAGGGTAAAACGGCCCTTGTAGCCGCCCTGGCCTTATACCATTTGATAGGAGATGATGAAGCAGCAGCGGAGATACTTTTTGCCGCCAATTCTAAAGAACAGGCTACTATAGGTTTTTTGATGGTTAAGGGCTTTGCTAAATTATACCACAACAAGAAATATAAAGATAATGCCTACCAGCAGAGAGTAAGGAGATACAGGACAGACATTCTATTCCCTGAGTCAAATTCATTCATTAAGACCCTTGCAGCCGATGCTGATAAGCTCGATGGATATAATTGTAATTTTGGTGTAGTAGATGAGTACCATTCAGCCCAAAACAGTCAAATAAGGGATGTTATTAGATCATCACAGGGTATGAGAGATAACCCCCTATTAATTACTATCACTACAGCAGGTTTTGATAAATCATTACCTTGCTATGAACTCAGAACAGTTTGTACGGAGATAATTGCCGGGGTAAAAGAGGATGATTCTTTATTTAGTATTATCTATTCTCTAGATGAGGATGATGACTGGGCAGATTCGGCTGTATGGATAAAATCAAATCCTAACATAGACATAACTGTAAATTCAGCATTTATAAAGAGGCAAGTACAACAAGCGATGAACAGTCCAGCTGATGAGGTAGGAGTTAAGACAAAGAACTTAAATATTTGGTGTGATTCAGCTCATACATGGATCCCCGATAATTATGTAGTAAATTCAATAAAGAAATTAAATAAAGATGATTTTAAAGGTGAGCAGTGTTTTATAGGAGTTGACTTAGCCAGTAATGTGGACCTGACTGCAGTTAGTTATCTATTTGTTAAAAATAGCAAATATTACTTTTTTGTAGATTACTATATCCCAGCCGACTCCTTAAAAGCTGGCAACTTGCACGCTGATAAAGAACTGTACAAGAAATGGGTAGCTACTAAGTATCTAAATACAACATCAGGTAACGTAACTGACTACGATTCTATTACTAAGGAGATATTAGCAGTGGATGATATGTGTGATATTGAGGACATCTATTATGATAAATACAACGCTACTCAGTGGGCTATTCAGTGTACTGAGGAAAATTTAAATATGACTCCTTTTGGGCAATCAATAGGTAATTTTAATAATTGTACAAAGGAGTTTGAGAGGCTAATTTTAAGTGGACATGTAGTAATAGATGATAACCCAATAACACGGTATTGTTTGCGAAATGTTGAACTGAAAATGGATTTTAATGCTAATGTTAAACCAGTCAAATTAAATGAGAAGAGTAAAATTGACGGTGTGATAGCTTCACTACAAGCCTTGGCTGCATATTTGGAGTACACATCTAATTTAAAAAGTATTGAAATATATTAATAATGGCAAAAACAAATAAATTTAAGAGGGCTATAGATGCTTTTAGAGGAGTAGAGAACAGAGATATAAGTATTGCTCCTACCAATAGCTTGGGTATCCCTTACGGTACGGTAGGAACCCCTTTGTCTGTTGATAATGCTACTCAGTTGAGTACTGTATATAGATGTGTGGAGGTTATATCAGATGCTATTGCTTCTGAGGACTGGCAGGTATTAGAGCATACTAATAAAGAGGGATGGAAAGATACTCCTTTTAGTAAGATTTATTACATGCTTAACAGAGAGCCTAATATTAGGTATTCCAGGCATATGCTTATGAAAACTTTGGTATCAAGAATGTTGCTTTGGGGTAATGCTTTTATAAAAATTCACCGTAATGGTATAGGAGACCCTACCTCACTGGAATTGATTACAGCAGAGGTACGTAGGTTTATTAAGAACGATGGCACCAGTTACTATGAAGTAGGTCCGGTAGGTGCTAACAAGCTGATATACCCTGATGTAAGAGAGGAGGATATGATTCACGTAATGAATAAGACAATGGATGGTCTTATAGGTATATCTGTTCTACAGGATGCTTTCAGTACTCTTAACCTTGCCACTTATTCAGAGGCTTCAGCAGAGGGCTTTTTCCTCAGTGGTGCTAACATGAATGGTATTATAACCGTAGAGGGTGGAAAACTCACTAAGGAGATGGCACAGGGAGTTAAGGATTCATGGAGAGATGCTTTTAATTCAGGAGACAGAGGCACTGGTGGTATAGCCGTATTAGGTGGAGGCTTAACTTTCACACCGGTTAATGTTAACCCACGAGATGCCCAGATGCTAGAGACACGTAAGTTCAATGTGATAGAGATATGCAGGTTCTTTGGTGTATCACCATCCAAGGTGTTTGATGATGCTAACCTGACTTACAGTAATGTAGAGAGCTTTCAGTTAGGATTTATATCAGATACAGTAGCCCCTTTGAACTCTAAGATAGAGGGTGAGTTTAACAGAAAGTTGCTTAGACCTTCTAAGAGACTTAATACTTATCTGAACCTTGATATAAAGAGCTTGCTTAGTTATAACCTCGATGCTAAGGCTAATTACGTTAGTAAGATGTTTCAGTCAGGAGGATACACGGTTAATGAGGTAAGGGCAGATGTAGGAAACAAAGCATTAGAAGGTGGTGATGATGCTTATGTTCAGGTCAATATGAAAAAGATTAATGAGCCTATTATTCCTAAGACAATCAATAAGGCCGCACCAGTAGATGAACCAAATAAAAAAGAAGATGATGAATAAAGAAATTAGAACAATAGATGTATATGAAAATACTGAGATAAGGGCGCAAGGTGAGTCCAGACAAATATCTGGCTATGGTATAGTATTTAACAAAGAATCACGGGACTTAGGCGGCTTTCAGGAAGTTATACTACCAGAGGCAATTGAAGGAGTCATAGAGGAGAGTGATATACTGGTGTTGATGAATCATGATATTAACAGAGGAATACTTGCGAGGTCTTCTAAGGGCTTAGGGTCACTAAGAACTACTACGGATATCAGAGGAGTGATTTATGCCTTTAAGTCGCCTAGAACAAGCCTTGGTGACGAACTGGTGGAGGGGATCGCAAGAGGAGACATTAAAGGAAGCTCTTTCGCCTTCACAGTTTTGCCAGATGGCGAGCAGTGGGAGCGAAGGGATGATGGCACTGTGCTGCGTACGATAAAAAAGTTTGATAAAATATATGATATGTCACCTTGCTATAGGGAGGCTTATCAGGACACAACTATAGCACTCAGATCATTGGATGAGTATAAAAGAAATAATGACGAATTAACTGACATGGACATTAACCCTGCAGCAGCAAAAACTACCGCAGAGAGCTTAAAAGAAGAGAAAGTTATGCCTAAGTTATCCAATTCAGAGCTGGCTATGAGAGCCAGAAACGAAATGTATGAAAAAAATAATATTTAAAAATTTAAATTATGACGATACTAGAAATGAAAGATGAAAAAGCTCAGCTGATAGAAAAGAACAAAGCTATTTTTGAAAAGGCTGACGCCGAGAAAAGAAGTGTGACAGCAGAGGAAAACTCTGATGTGGCTTCTAATTTACAGAGACTGAGTATGCTCGACCTACAGGAGAGAAATGCTACCTTTGAGAGTAATAGCGATGGAGTCCCTATTAAGGATACTTTTAAGGTTAAGGCTCCTAAGGAATCATTTTCACTCATTAAAGCTATTAATGACAGGGTCAATCAGAGAGGACTTTCTGATGCTGCTAAGGATGTATTCGCCCTTGGACGCAATTCCTTCTCACGTTCAGGCGTAACTCCTGAGGGCGACTTTGTTTTGCCTGTATCGAAAAGGGCTGATATCACAGCCGGGATTGCTACTGAGGGTCAGGAAGTTGTTGCAGAGGACAAGAAGCAAATATTGCCTCCTCTTTCTGACAAGCTGGTATTCACTCAGTTAGGTACTCAATACCTTACAGGACTTGTTGGCAACTCAAGTATCCCCACCTATGACGGGACCACGGTTAAGTGGAAATCAGAAATTGAAACAGCTGAGGATGGAGGTGGAGAATTTTCTGAGGTGAACCTTGCCCCTAAGCGAATCACTGCTTACTTACATGTAAGTAAGACCTTCTTAGCACAGGACGCTTCAGGAGCAGAGAACCTTCTGTATAGCAATATAGTAGGATCTACAGCAAGGCTTATTGAATCTACCGTATTAGGTAATGCAATTGGTTCTACTACCCAACCAGCAGGTATGGCTTATAAACTTGCTTCTGGTAATGAGAATACTGAACCCGCTGTTGTCCCCACTAATGCTATCTTGGTAGCCATGGAAGCAGCGGTGGATGGAGCAAATGCCCTTGTAGGGAACTTGGCTTATGTCACTAATGCTGGCGGACGTGCTATCCTGAAGTCTATTGATAAGGGAACTGATACGGGTGAGATGCTTTGCGAGGATAATATGGTTAATGGTTATCAGCTTGTAGTTACTAACAGTGCCACGGATGCTGCCGGAACTGACTTATCTCAAGGTGATCTTCTGGTATTTGGTAACTGGGCTGACCTTGTTATAGGCCAGTGGGGTGGTTATGATATTACTGTTGATCCCTATTCGAGGGCTAAGTTCAATCAGGTAGTTATTGTTATCAATACCTACGTTGATGTTAAGAACGCAAGAGGTGTTACCGGAACAGGTGTTAACGCAGTTGACTACGCTACTTCATTTGCTCCTAAGGCTATCATATTGGAATAGTGTTTTTAATGTGTGTTTTAGTAGTAGGGGGCAATGCCCCCACTACTTTAACTTTAACAAACTAATAATTATACAATGGATTTACTAAAAAAAAGAAGGATTATCAGAAGGAAAAGAAGAGGCATATACAATAGTATATTCTGGTCTAAGCAATTAGTATCAGCAGTTATTCTCGGTGACAAGCCAAAGGATATTGTATTAACCTTCTCAGGCACTGTGAGACCCCTTTTAAAGGCAGCTAAGGCTGAGTTTAGTGTTACTGGTACCGCAAGAACTGTAGGATCTATAAAGATAGATGAGGCTGCTAAAACGGTCACTGTATCAGTTACCCGTGCCTATACCAAAACAAGTACATGTACCTTACATCATACACCAGCAGCACCCAACAAAGGTGATAAAATTAGCACGGTAGTGATAAATAATATTGATAATTAAGGAGGGTAGGTAATGGCGATAACGAAATCAGGAGATACAATAACAATGGACAGAATGAGTCCGACTGGTAAAGGCAGTTCGTACGAAGACCCTTTTTTGATAGAGGACTTATATGATGCTGCTATTGCAAATGGGTGGAATATTACCAAAGCGGGAACTACGTATAATATCTATGATTTACTAATTCACGCAGCCCAGTATACTTATGTTAAGTTTCTTGACTGCACCCTTAACTGGATTGGCTCTCTTTATGCAGACCATATAAGGGGAGATGGGAGTCGTTGGGATTGTGGTTATGTCCAATTAGGTGAATATGATGGAGTAAGGGCTTATAATGGATGTGTTATAGATTTTGGAGGACTTAATGTCAGCGGCATTACATATTTTGATAAAGTGTATGATTCTACCATAAAAGGAAATTTTGTAATTCCTAATTTACTT